TTTAAGAAACCATTTGATGCTGATACTATAGCTGCTAAATCAGCTAAGAGTAAAAAAAGCAAATGGTATGGTATGACACCAGAAGATATTAAGGAAGCTTGGAAGAGTGAATCTAATAGAGCTATGAGTCTCGGTACTTGGTACCATGCGCAAAGAGAACGTGATATATTATCATGTGACACTATTAGTAGGGAGGACATTGTTGTGCCTATTTTTAAACCCATTGAAATTGATGGTATTAAAAATGCACCGGAGCAAAAGCTTGGTGATGGTGTATATCCAGAACATATGATGTATCTTAAGAGTGCAGGGTTATGTGGCCAAGCAGATAGGGTAGAAGTTGTTAATGGCAAGGTTAATATTTATGATTATAAAACTAATAAAGAAATTAAACTCACCGGTTATACTAACTGGGAAGGGATTACTGATAAGATGCTTGATCCAGTTACTCACTTGGATGATTGTAATCTCAACCATTACTCACTGCAACTAAGCTTCTATATGTATATGATAATAAAACATAATCCTAGACTTAAGCCTGGGAAGATGGTTATTGAACATATAAAATTTGAAGAAGCTGGTAAAGATGCTTATGATAATCGTGTTGTAAAGTATGATCCATTTGGTGAACCTGTTGTAGATAAAGTTGTAAATTACGATGTACCCTATCTTAAGAATGAAGTAATAGGTATAATAAATAAATTAAAAGAGACTACTAAATGAGCTATTTGTTAATTAACATACCTCCTGCAGAAGTCTTTATTAAAAAAGAATTCCTTTATGATTTTACTGTAGATGAGAATGGAGCTTTGCTTGGCAAAGGAGAGTTTGAATCTGCCCATTGGATATCCGCTAAGTCTATACCTAATCAAGCATTATACTTTGAATCATTTGTACATGATTATGGAGCTTTATTTGATAAGTTGCCACTGCATGCTTTTGTTTGGAAAACAGATGTAAAAGAAGATGATATGTACCCATTAGATTGGTTACAACTATGGGATTGCTTTTCTTATAACATAACTGCAATTAAAAAACAAAGATTGCGAAATGCAAGATGCGAAGTAATAATGAAAGATAAATCCAGGGCACCTGGTTATTACTTGTTTACTATAGATTCATGTTCTTCAGACCCAAATGAATTAGACATTTCTTGGGCTGAAACACCAAATGAACATAAGTCATTTAATATTATTAAGTTGGATAATGGTCAATTTGCAGCACAACCTAATAATAGAATTCTTTGGAAACACCAATCTCAAACACCATCAAGTGATTTAAAAATACCATATTTTAAATTTTCAACTAAAACATGGATTTGTGAAAATCAAGATAGGTGGACAGCAGCAAATGCTACTAAATTTAATTATGATGAATAACTTATAAAGATGTTAGTAAAACTATTTGATATACAGAATGGAGTAATGATACCAAGCGAAAGCTGTTATACATTACCTACACTTAGAAGAATTATGGATGAGTATCCTGAGAATTACATAAAAGTATATCAGTACTTATTCTATATGAGTTGTCCGAACCCAGACATTAATCCTTTCTTCCATATTGCAGATGATGATAAGGAAGAGCTTATATTAGCTGAAATAGATGCAGACTTTACTTCTGAAGATGACTTTATCCCAGGAGCCTTAGAATTTTGCAAAACGTTATATGAAACACCAACATCCAGAGCTTACAATGGTATTAAGCAAATGCTTGATAGACTTGGTAGGTATATGGAAACAACAAACATAACAGATGGAAGAGATGGTAACCTCACAGCGCTTGTCAACGCAGCAGCAAAATACCAACAAATACGCGAGGCTTATAAAGGTGCTTACAAAGATCTTCAAGAAGAACAAGGGGGTCGCGCACGCGGGGGCGCAGGTCTTGCATATGACCAAATGTAATTAAGATGCTACAACAAACAGATATAGAAATCCCTACATGGGAAAACAATGAGTGGTCAATTACCACCTTTGCTACCCGTGATGATTTCAAAGACTTTTTACTTAGCATATTTAAAGAACCTGGTCAATATGAATTTGATGAGGTTAGCAAAATGTTTAACGAGCAAGCTAGACAGTTTAATGAGTTTAACTTTTATTGCAAAGCTCCGCAAGGAACTAAAGATTTTATTATATACTGGAATGACCAAAAGAGTAAATGCAAAACAGGTGCGCTTTATAAAAGTAATGAGAACACGTGGTACATACCCCGTGACTATTATATGTGGCTAAACTTCCTACCTATATTCAATAAAGAGATTCAAAAGTTTGGCTTTGCAGATATTCGTGATGCGCAATATCATATGGCATTATATGAATGTTTAGCAGAACTAAACTATAGGCATTCTGCTATATTAAAGAAACGTCAAATTGCATCATCTTACTTTCATGCTGGTAAGATGATTAACCAAATATGGTTTGAGGAAGGTATTACCCTTAAAATGGGAGCTAGTCTTAAAGACTATATTAACGAGAAAGGTACTTGGAAATTCTTAAATGAATACGAGGCTTTCTTAAATAAACACACTGCATGGTACCGTCCTATGAACCCTAATAAGGTTATGATGTGGCAGCAGAAGATTGAGATGGTTGACCCCGTTAATAAACGTAAATCAGAAGTAGGTCTTAAGGGTGTACTACAAGGTATGTCTTTTGAGAAAGATCCTACCAATGGTGTAGGTGGACCATGTAAATACTTCTTCCACGAGGAGGCAGGTATTGCTCCTAAGATGGATACAACATTTGAGTACATACGCCCTGCTATGAAATCAGGATTTATGACTACAGGAATGTTTATTGCCGCAGGATCTGTGGGTGACTTGTCACAATGTGAACCTTTAAAGAAGATGATTACGCGCCCGGACGCGAATGATATATACTCAGTAGAATCTAATTTAATAGATGAAACAGGTGTTATAAGTAGGACAGGCTTGTTTATTCCTGAGCAATGGTCAATGCCGCCGTTTATTGATGAGTATGGTAACTCTAAAGTAGAAGAAGCATTAGCTGCATTAGATGAGCAATTTGCTACATGGAAAAGAGAGCTGGATCCACAGGAGTACCAACTTCGTATATCCCAGCACCCTAGAAATATCAAAGAAGCATTTGACTTTAGAACTGTATCTGTATTCCCATCTCACTTAGTAACATCACAAATACGTAGAATAGAAGATAAACAATACCCATATGAGTTTCTAGATATATTTAGGGATGAGAGAGGACAAGTATCTGTTAAGGATACAAACAAGTTACCTATCATAGAATTCCCTATTACTAAGAATACAGATGACAAGACCGGAGTACTTGTAGTATATGAGCGTCCAGTTAAAGATCCTGAGTTTGGAATGTACTATGCAAGTATTGACCCCGTGGGTGAAGGTAAGACAACTACCTCAGAATCACTGTGTTCCATATATGTATATAAATCTCCAGTTGAAGTAACACGTAATGATGGTGAAAAGGTTGAGACCTTTATTGAACATGACAAAATAGTAGCTGCCTGGTGTGGCCGCTTTGATGATATAGTTAAAACTCACGAGCGTCTTGAGATGATTGTTGAGTGGTATAACGCATGGACAATTGTTGAAAATAATATTAGTTTATTTATTCAACATATGATTCATAGGAAAAAACAGAAGTATCTTGTACCCAGATCTCAAATATTATTCTTAAAAGATATTGGTGCTAATGCTAATGTCTTTCAAGAATATGGTTGGAGAAATACAGGGACATTATTTAAGAGTCATATGATTAGTTATGCAATTGAATTCATACGAGAAGAATTGCATCAAGAAACTACAGATGACGGTAAGATAGTTAAGACAACCTATGGTATAGAGCGTATCCCAGACATCATGTTGCTTAAAGAAATGATGGCGTATAGAGATGGTGTCAACGTGGATAGACTTGTAGCATTTTCAGCATTGATTGCTTTTGCTAAAGTGCAACAAGCAAATAGAGGTTATAAAAAACGTTATGAGGAGACTGGATTAGCAAAAAACTTGGATAACCGCGATAAATTCAGTAAATTAAATAAGAGCCCTTTTCGTCATATTGGAAATGGGGGTCATACATTTGAGGGCATGAAAATGCCAAGAAGTGCTTTTAAAAACATAAGATAAGCTATGGAAATATACAATGCAATGCAGATTAAGTCTGGGGCTAAGGTTGAGTACAACAAAATGGGTACTCTTAACCAGCCATTGCAATTTTTATCTAAAGAGAAAAAACAAAGATTGGTCAAACTGGAATCTTGACTGGCTAGAATGGCAAGGCTTACGCGTAGTGCGTAGAAACGCTCGCCGTTTTATGAAGAACTATAAGCTTGCAAAAGGTATTATAGATAAGACGGACTACATTGTAGAAGAGGATAATGAGTACGCTGACCTTATAGATACTCTTACAAAAGAAGATGTATCAGCATTAGAGCTTAAGTTCTATCCTATTATCCCTAATGTAATTAATACACTTGTAGCAGAGTTTGCAAAACGCAATACTCGTGTTACATTTAGAGGTGTAGATGATGGATCTTACAACGAGATGTTAGAGCTTAAGCGTGGTGAATTAGAAAAAGCAATTATTGCCGATGCAGAGCAGCAAATGATGATGACATTATCTGAGATGGGACAAGCTCCGGATAGTGAAGAGTATCAACAAGCAATGTCTCCTGAGAACGTTAAATCTCTTCCGCAAATTCAAAGCTATTTTAGTAAGACTTATAAGTCAATGGTTGAGCAATGGGCTGAACACCAATTGCAAGTTGATACAGAGCGCTTTAAAATGGATGAGTTAGAAGAGCGCGGCTTCCGCGATATGTTAATTACAGACCGCGAATTCTGGCACTTTAAGATGATGGAGGATGACTACAACATTGAGTTGTGGAATCCGGTATTAACATTCTACCATAAATCACCTGAAGTACGCTACATGTCAGATGCTAGCTGGGTAGGTAAGTTTGATATGATGACTGTAGCAGATGCAATTGATGCATTTGGCTGGTTAATGACACAAGAACAAGTAGAAAGTCTTGAGGCTATTTACCCAGTGCGTTCAGCTGGTTACCCAATTCAAGGTTATCAAAATGATGGAGCTTACTATGATGGTACTAAATCACATGATTGGAATACACAAACACCATCATTAGGATACCGCCAGTATACTTCTATGTGGGATAATACCCTAGTAGGAGGTGATATTGTAAACTGGATCATGAGTGATACAGAAGACTTTTATGATTTTGGACAAGTTAACTTACTACGTGTTACTACAGCTTATTGGAAATCACAACGTAAAGTAGGTCACTTGACTAAGATTTATGATGATGGTACAGTATTTCAAGATATTATTACAGAAGAGTATAAGATTGTAGATAAACCTATTTATAATACACGTCTTGTAAAGAATAAGACTAAGGATAACTTAGTATTTGGTGAACACGTAGATTGGATTTGGATTAATGAAGTATGGGGTGGAGTTAAGATTGGTCCACATCACCCATCATTCTGGGGAACTAAATCTCCTGGAGGTATTAATCCTATATATTTAGGAATAAACCAGAATGCTATTTCACCTATGAAGTTCCAATTTAAAGGTGATAACTCAATGTATGGTTGTAAGCTACCTGTAGAGGGCTCTGTATTCTCAGATCGTAATACAAGATCTGTAGCTCTTGTGGATTTAATGAAGCCTTACCAAATTGGTTATAACATTGTTAATAACCAGATTGCAGATATACTTATAGATGAACTGGGGACGGTTATCTTACTGGATCAGAATGCTTTACCTCGTCACTCACTAGGGGAAGATTGGGGAAAGAACAACTTAGCCAAGGCTTATGTAGCTATGAAGAATTTCCAGATGTTACCATTGGATACTTCTATTACTAATACGGAAAACCCATTAGCTTTTCAGCATTATCAAAAGCTTGACCTTGAGCAGAGTAACCGTTTAATGACTCGTATTCAGTTGGCTAATTACTTTAAGCAACAAGCATTTGAAGTAATTGGTATTACACCACAGCGTATGGGTCAGCAGATTGGGCAAACTAATACAGCAACCGGCGTTGAGCAAGCTGTATCAGGATCTTATGCTCC